GCGTGCACAACTTGTTCTTAATGTAATTAAGCAAAAGGTAACTATTAAATATACTAATGATATCTTTCAAAAGTATTTTCCAAATAGTCCTTGGACAGATGAAATGCTTGCTTACACAGAAACTGATGAAAGGTTTACAAACACTTTAACTTTTAAAGATTTAAACATTGGTAAAAAAGATATTATTACTATCTTTATATCTGAAGGTATACTTCCTAAAAACTTTTTAAGTTTAAAAGAAGCACCTGTAAGTTTACCAAGATTAAAGAATGAAGCAAAAGCTTAAAGAATGTGATGGTTGTGGAAAAGAAACCATCATATGGAAGAATCATGAGGGATTTAAGTATTGTAAGTATTGTTGGAGTTGCCAAAATCCCAAGAATAAAGATAATATACAGAAACCAACTGATTATAAAATCCCTCAGGTTTCTTCTAAAAGAAAAAAGAAAGATGCAGAGTATCTTAAACTAAGAGAAAGATATCTAACAGAAAACCATTTATGTGAAGTGGCAGTAGCTGGGTGCACCAATGGTGCTACAGATGTGCACCACACATATGCTGGTGCTAATAGAGATGCTTTTTATTTAGTACAAAGTACATGGAAAGCAGTTTGCAGAAACTGTCATGATTGGATTCACAACTTTCCAAAAGAAGCAAGAATACTAGGTTATCTTAAATAATTTTGATTTTTAATTAATTTATGTTACATTTGTGACATGGGAAGATTAACAAACAAAGTTACAACACCATCAATGTTAAACCAATTAACAAGTCTAGGTGTATATAAGATATATCATGTAGCTAAAGCTGATGTTTTTTATATTGGCAGTGCTTCAGGAACAATGGGTAAAAAAGCATGTCAACTTGGTTTTTATAATAGGTTTAGGCGACATTTACATTATCTAGAACATAATAAACATGATTCTAAATACTTGCAAAATGTTGTAAATAAATATGGTATTGAAGGCTTAAGGTTTGAGATTATTGAAGTTGTTGATTCAACAGATAGAGCTTACATACTTGAAAGAGAGCAATACTATTTAGACTTATTAAATCCAGGTTATAATTCAAGTAAACTTGCAAGATGCCCAACAGTCCCTTATACAGAGGAAAGAAGAGAAGCAGTTAGACAAAAAAGAAAGGGTATATCCTTTGTTGAAAGTGCTTATGAAAAAATTAGAAAAAGCATTTATCAATATGATAAAAGTGATGTACTAATAAAAGTGTATATTTCAATTGAAGAAGCCAGCAAAATTACTGGTATTGACAGGGCATCAATTAGTAAATGTGCTTCCGGTAATAGAAAAACTGCAGGAGGATATTTATGGAAGTTTTGATGCGCACCCTGCAGAAGCAAGAGTATTAGGTTATTTAAAATAAATACCATGAGAAGATATTATCAACAAGGTTATAGTAAGTTCTCTTTTAAAAAAATTGTGAAAAAAACAGATAAGGCTACATTATTTGAAATTATTCCTAAAGTACAAATATGGTTACCTAATACTTGGATATTTAAATTAAATGATAAATCATTTATAGTAAAAGATCATATTGGTATTGAAGTTAAATTAAAAATAATGGCTGAACAAAAAACACTTGAAGATGAACAGAGAAGAAATACAAAAACAAGCATTAGAATCTACTAATAATAAAAATAGATGTACTATTGTTCTTGGTACAGGTGTAGGTAAAACTCTTGTGGGTTTAAAACATATGGAAAGAAATTATTCCCCGCTAGTAAGTTTTCTAATTGTTGCACCAAAATTATCTATTATAAGTTCTTGGAGATATGAAGCTGAAAAATTTGGATTAGGTAAAGTGTTAGATAATGCTACATTTACTACTTATCTTAGTTTAAATAAACATAATCCTAATGAATATGATATAATATATTTTGATGAGTGTCATAGCTTACTAGATAGTCACAGATCTTTTTTAGATAATTTTTCAGGTAAAATACTTGGTCTAACAGGTACTCCACCTAAACATAAAAGTTCTGAAAAAGGCAAAATAGTATCTGAATATTGTCCAGTTGTCTTTACATTTAAGGCAGATGATGCAATAGAATCAGGTATTATTAATGACTATAAAATAATTGTGCATGAACTTAATCTAAGTACAGCAAAGAACTATAAAGTAGAGACAAAAAATAATTCATTTATGACTTCTGAATCTCAAAATTATAGTTATTGGTGTACAAGGATAGATACAGCATCCGGTCAGCCTCATATACTTAGAGTAATGAGAATGAAAGCTATGATGGAGTATACAAGCAAAGAAAAATATGCTAAAGAACTATTAAAGAGTATTAATAGTAAGTGTATTGTATTTGCCAATACTCAAGAACAAGCAGATAGAATGTGTGAACATAGTTACCATAGTAACAATCCTGATTCAGAAGAAAACTTACTAGATTTTAAGATTGGTAATATTACAAAATTATCATGTGTTCTTCAATTAAATGAAGGTGTAAATATTCCCGGATTAAAACAAGGAATTATTATGCATGCCTATGGTAATGAACGTAAGGCCAGTCAAAGAATTGGTAGACTATTAAGACTTAACCCAGATGATAAATCTATAATACATATACTTTGTTATATGGGTACAGTAGATGAAAAATGGGTAAAAGAAGCTCTGGAAGATTTTGACCAAAGCAAAATAGTTTGGAAGAATTATAGTTTACAATTAGTTTAATCATTATATTTAGTATATGGAAGAAAATACACATAAAGTGATTCTATATAATGATGATCATAATTCATTTCCTTATGTAATGGCTTGTCTTATAAGATTTTGTGATCATTATCCTATGCAAGCTGAACAATGTGCTTTATTAGTGCACTTATCAGGTAAGTGCGCTATAAAGCATGGAAATTACTTAGACATGTTTGAATTATCAGAAAGTCTTAGTAACTTAGACCTCAAATCATCAGTAGAAGTACATGAAAGTCATATGTATTGATAGTTCAAATAAGCCCAGTAAAGTACCTGATAATGAATGGATTGAAGAAGGTGTAGTTTACACTGTAGTTCTTGTTAGGCAAATGGGTTTGCAAAAAGGTAAAATAGGTGTAAAACTAAAAGAAGTAGAACTATCAGATAGTTCTTTTCCATATGAATTTTATGATTTTGAAAGATTTTTACCTATAAATCTACTTACTCAAGTATATCACGAAGAAAGAGTAACAGAAAAAGCTGATTTAGAATTAATTTAATATTTTATGGAAGATAATTATACAAAAGAAGAAGTTATTGCTTCACTAAAAAGTCTATCTACTAATTTAAGAACTAGGAGTATAGTAGATCAAAGAAGTTATTTAATAGCTTTATTATCTTACAGGTTTGGTATGATAGAAAATGATATTGCAAAAGTAGTTGGTTGTAAAAGAACTAGAATTAATTACAACAAAAGAATTGCAATACAGTTTCAAAAAGATAAGCTCTATCAGCAAAATGTATATGTTTATGCTCAAATGTATCCTTTTGATTTTAGTGTTATAGAAATATTTAAACCTACTCACAGAGCTAAAAGAGTAGAAATAGATATGTCTAATTCTATGTACAATAAACTCAAAATAATAGGTTCTATGAAGGGTATTGATGACATAAGATTAACAGTTAAATACATACTTGATAAAAGTGTTAAGATATGGGAAGAATGAAAGAAATATATATGCAAATTTTGCAAGCAAATGATGGTATCCCAGAAGATATGACTATAGGGGATATATTAAGAATGAAAGAGTTAAATATCTATCATTGGCAAGAATATGAAAGAGCACAAGAAAGAGAAAGAATTAGATTACAATCTAGTGAACAAGCAGATCTGGGAGAGACTGCAAAAAATTCTGAAGGAGAATCCATCGGAGAAAAAAACAATTAAAAAACCAAAAAAATGAAAAAGTTATTAGTTATTTTAGCAGTGTTATTTATTGCTGCATCATGTAAAAAAGAATGTAATTGTGGAAAAATTGTAAATGATGAAATTACATTTGACAATGCAGGAAATACATGCTATTCTTTAAGTATTAAAAATTCGTGTTCTGGTAATGTAAAAACATTTTGTTTTGATTATAATACATGGTTTGATAATCACGTTGGTGATGATTTCTGTGTGACTAATGAACAATCTTGGTAAAACACTTTATTAAATATCTAGTGGTATGGATAAGCCAAAACTTATCCATACCTTTTTGGATAGTTGGGCATATACATTTATCTTTGAATGTATATGCTGACATCCATGAGATACTTATGTCACTGGGTATGAATATTATAGTAGCTATAGGATTCTTTATTGATTATAAAGAATCAAGAAAAAATAGTAATTTAGACAAAAAATAATTATGAGTGATATAACAAAATGTGATGGATTTGAATGTCCGGTAAAAGAAAAATGTAAAAGATTTAATACTAAACCAGATCAAGAATGGCAAGCATATTTCTTAGACCCACCATATACTATTGCAGATAATTTATTTAAATGTGATATGTTCTGGGGAGATAAACAAGATAATATTATGCAACAATTAATGGGCATTGTTACTGGTAAGAATGGAGAAGAATTGCCTGAATAATGTCAAGTTTTAGGCTTAAAAAACTTGACAAATTTTAAGTATATAAACGGAAAAAAACCGATTATCCACAGCCAAAAGTGCTTTTTTAAGGAACATTTGGCTATTGAGAAACCTTTAAACAACAAAAACTATGAAAGCAACACTTGAATACAACCTCCCAGATGATCAAGCAGAATTTGATTTTGCTATACAAGGTGGAAATATGTATTCGGCACTATTTGATATATCTCAAGAGCTAAGAACACTATGGAAATATGAAGAACTTGATGAAAAAGAATGGGATATAGTAGAAAGAATTAGGAACAAGTTTTTTGAAATATTAGATGATCATCAGATAAAACTTGATAAATGAGTCTGGTACAAAAAGTTACCAGAAAAAGTATGCAAATAAGACCATCTGGAAG